AAACCATTTTAAAACTTTAGTTCTATCCATATTACCACCACCTTCATGTGCAATTGGATAATAACCAGACCAACCTGATACAGCTACAGCAACACCCACAACATCTCCTTTACCTGTCACTGACCCTGATCCCATCTTCATTAAATCTGGGTCTTTAGTTTCTAAGTCAATTGCTATTTCAGTATATTTAGATAAATCTGGAAACTCTTCTGGCGGTAGCCATTCTGTTTGTGGTTTAAAAAGAGGAATTTGCATTACTTAGATATACCCCATGAATTTTTCTTTTCTTTTTTTATCTCTTTCACTTCTTCAGGATAATCTCTATCAATTGCCATGTCAATATAATGTTTTGCTTTTAATAAATCTTCCTTTTGATTTTTTTGTTTGTGGCGACACAAATATTTAATTGCGTTTCCTTCTGCGAACGGGATATTATTTCTGTTAATAAATTCTGATGGCTGAATGACCATAGATTTATAGTGATCCCCGCCTACTTGCTTTTTATATATTTTGTCTTTCATTAACATGCTCCTTAATTATTCTTTGAATATAAAGTTCTTTTCTTCTCTCTTTAACTTTTGGTCGTTGACTATAAGCTTTGTCCCATGCTTTACCTTTAGGACCTTGTCTCCATTTTTTTCTTGCTCGTTTTCTACTTTCAGCGTAAGGATGTGTCATACTTCTCCCATTGGAAATGCTTTATTTTCATCTTTAGGTCTTACAATATGTAAATGTTCCTTTGCTCTAGTTGCACCTACATAGAATAATCTATTCTCATCATCACAATTTCTTTCATAAGATTTTTGAGTATTCATAGTAAGATCTGGCAATATAACTACATTGTCTTCTTCTCCACCTTTAACACTGTGAATAGTAGATAATTTAATTCTTGGCTCTTTGTTTAATTCTTCTCCATTAGCTCTCATTTTTCTAATATATGTAATCCTTTTTGAACCAGCATTGTCAAAACATTCATACCAAGTATTTTTAGTATTAAGACCGTGTCCACTTGTTAGTTGATCTATTCCATAGAATGATTCTTTAGATAATGATTTTAATTTATTTTTTTCCCAATTAGCTGAACTCATATATTGAGATATATTCATAATATCTTTATAATGTAATAATTGTCCTCTTCTTAAATGTTCCCAGTTTAAAGCTGCTTCTTGAATGCTTTTTTCATAAGACTTGTTAAATCTGTCTTCAAAATATAATCCTTTTTCCTTTAACACATCTTCTAAAGCTTTTAATTGGTATCTTGTTCTAGTCAATACTAACCAATTTCCTTCATTCATATTAATGTCTTCAAAATTCCAATACTTACTAATTGCTCCTTCATGTGATTTTGGTTTCCATTCTTTATGTAGTCTATTAGAAACTCTTTCTATAATTTTCATAGCATAATCATGAATTTTTTTAGGTATTCTCATTGATTGAGTTAAATTTAAAATTTTTCCTTTTTGTGTAATAAAGGAATCTACATCCGCTCCTGCCCATCTAAATATTGCTTGATCATCATCACCTGCAATAAAAGAATCTTGTGTATTAAAACTATCAACCATATCCCATTGCATTCGAGATAGGTCCTGTGCTTCATCAACAAACACTACTTCAAATTTAGGAGACTTATCTGATTTAACAAAATCTAATATCATGTCGTTGTAATCTATAAGTCCATATTCTTTTTTGTATCTGTCTAGTTCATTAGCTATAATAATAAGTTTATCATATTCTAATTTTTGAGTATGTTCTTTTAAATTAAATTGTTGGTCTAGTGTAATGTTTCTTAATTTTGCAAGATTAATAATTCTTAAGTAATCACTTTTTGTAGTAAATAAACCAGTTTCTTCATCATCATAATCATTATAATCTATAGGTATTTGAATCTTTTTTCCTAAATCCTCATAATGCCTACGTTGCATAACATTTTCTTTATTAATTCCTAAACGTCTAAATGCTAATGAGTGCAATGTTCTAAAATATGGAAGATCATCTTCTGTTAAATTAAATTTTTTAACAGCTCTGTCTTTTGCTTCGTTTGCTGCTTTTCTGGTAAAAGCAAAATAACCTACTTTGTCTGGATCAGTTTCTTTTAAATAATCATCAACTTTATTTAAAAGAGTATGAGTTTTTCCAGTTCCTGGTGGTCCTAATACAATAGTTTTCAAAATGAATCTTTCGGCTTAAGTTGTTTTTGTTGATAAACTTTTTCTGGTTTTTCAAATGCATCTACTATCATTACACTTGGTCTTTTCTTACCAATATAAATTCTGTCGTCCGTACAACCACAATGTTGAATTAATAAATCTTGTGTAGTTTGATGTTTTTCTGGCCATTTTCTTCTTTGTAAATAACCATGAAAAAATTTGTTAAATATAAAATGATGTTTACCTTCTGATGTCCACACGTTTCCTAAAAATATTTCTTCTTTATTAGTCGTTGCTGCTGAATCATTAGTACAATATTCTTCTAAATGATCTTTTAATTGTTCAATTAATGATGATCCAATTGGTGCTTTTATAATTTCTACTCCTGCAAGGAGCATATCTGTATATTTTTCAAATTCTTTTATAGTAATTCTTGGTGGTTTTTTATTTATTTGTTTTGCAACAGTTCTTCTAAATAGTCTTTGTTCTAATAAAGAATCAATAGTATCTAATTTTATTCTTTCTCCATCTACATTAACCCAGTAATATGGTTCGTCTAATTCCACTTTTTGTAAATCACTTAATGTAGGAAATACTGATTCTCCACCTATTCCAAATTTTCTAGTTTTACATAATGATTTATCACAATGATTACACATTGGCTCCTCATTACATTTAAAACCTAAATCTTTTTTACTGTGAAATTTTATTTTATCTTGAATAACCTTATCTTCTAATGGCTCTACAAAATGTGTATAATTAAATTGATTTATTTTTTTAGACCATTCTTCTGGCCATTTTCTTTTTGCATATTGAATAAATTGATAAATGACTCTATCTCTTCCATCATTTAATTTAGTTTGTGTTAATGATTCTAAACAGGGAGGCCCGTCAGAAAATTCTGATTGGGGCCTCTCTACTTTTATGGAACCAACATCTAGTTGTTTTACATTATTATAGATCCCATAAAATTCTTCTAAACTTGCTGCTGTACCATTTTCTTTAAAAGCATATCTTGTTGAATTATCACCATTAAAGTATGGTAAATTTAAAAAATTTCCCGTGTCATCTTTTGATTTTAATTCTATCTGTTTTGGAAAAACTTCTGCTCCTCCATAACCTAATATAGCACTAATAGATAAAAGTTTATCTCTTACTATTTTTGCTTCTACTGGAACTTCTGTAAATAAAAAAACATGAGCACCTCCCGATTTAGATCGGAACACTACTAATGGTAATTTTAAACTTTTAATTTTGTTAATTAATTTTTTATGATCAAATCCTGCATATGAATCTATATCAATACAACCCCATCTACATTTATTATCGTCATTAATTGGAATAATACCTAGACTTGGTTCTTTACCTTGTAAGTGATTTGACCAAAGTTCTTCTGTGACTGATTCACGTGCTACAAAAGATTTACCTTTTATCTTCTGTCCATCTGCACCTTTTTTATCAACATAGGTGACACCACGTGCTCGATCTAATCCTTGAAATATATTTTTAAATTTTTCTACAGACATAACTTTCAAAGTGGGCAGTTCCACTCTCGCTTTCCTGCCCACTACCTAGGATTCGGTTAGTACGGTGTACTTGAAGTTTCCTCTGATCCATGTTTCGCTTGAACTTCACCTTTACCTACTCGTTCAGCAAAGCCTTTTGCGATATCATAGACTGATTTGTCAGTTACAGGACCAACTTTAGACACATCCCATCCAAACCATGTTCCTTTGTCATTCGACATTTGAACAGTTTTTAGATTATAAATATGGCTATATGTTGGCGGAGTAAATAATCCATTCTTACCCTGCATTTTAATACCCATCATCATTGAGTTCCATTTTCTACTCACTTTTAATTGAGTAGCTTTCATAGAAAGCAATGCTGTTGTTGGGCTGCTACCTAACAATATTACGAAATGGTTCGCAGTGTTTTCTAAATAGTTACCATTTGGTAATCTATCTTTAAAAGATTTATCACGAGTAGTTGTACTCACAATATCACTGTCTGCCTCGTGAATTGCAACAGGTGCCCCTGTGCTAGTTCCACGATCTT